ATTCATAAACCATTCCTCGTCAACGTCGAAGAACGCGATTGTTTCTTTAAAGAGAGCGTGTTTAAAACTCAGATGTTTGAAGCCGCGGAGTTTAAAATACGCCGCGGCTTCGTCTTTGCCTGAACCAGGAGGACCGTTGAATATAATAATCAAGAGAATGCCTCGTCCCATTCTTTCGTGGTGATACCTGAGAGAATGAATTCGCGGTCAGTATCATTTAGGTAGGGCATGAGATCTTGGATGCTACCGTAGCCAGCCTGCCATGCTTCCATATCCTCTGGGTTGACCGGAATGTTACGAGTACGCTCGATACCAGTCAGAATGCTCTTACGCTTGATCAACATTTTCTCTCTCCTTCATGAAGCCTAGCTTTGCGATGTAGTAGGAATCAACAATATCCGAAACCGGATTCCACTGATTAATATTCAATATACCAACTTTTTCACGAATGTCAACTGCATTTTCTTGTATAAATGCTTCATACATCTTTTCTTTGTTTGCGTTGCCTTTAGTCGTCGCAAACTTCTTAATTACTGTCGGTGGATATACCTCAAAGTTAAGTCCTTCCTTCCACGCCTTGTATTTAAGAACTCCTGCGTTCTCTGCGATCTGAAAGACACGACCAACTGCTCCGAACGCGTAACCTTCGATGAAGCATCGTTCGACTCGGTGTGCTTTTAAAATACCTAGAGACCATGAAGCTAGATTATCAAACCGATGTATATCACTCTTAAACTCGGGATACATTGTCGCATAGAACTGCGGTTGCGACATTGCTAGCTTTTCTTTTTGAACTATGTAGTAGAACGAGCAGTTCTCGTAGCTCCATTCGTCACCTTCGTGAACGCATATCGCTGGGCTTGTCAAACTATAGTCAATTCCTGCAACTATCATAAAATACCTCTACATGTTGTAGAGATATTTATCTTCTCATTTGAGCAGCATCTACAGCAGCCTGCTTATTGTCCTTACGAATAGGAACCATGTTTGACTTATGAGTCGTGGCGATACCAAGGATCTCGTCGCCAGTGTACTGCATGCGGTCCTTCTTAGTACCGTTAGCAGCAACGCGATCGCTCGTTACACGAGGTCCTGTATTGTAGTTGGGGATTTCGTAACGATAGTCTTTTGCGTTACCTTTAAAGCCAACGCGAGCAAGAAACCGTTCGTGTTCGGCTTCTGCCTCTAACATACGCTTTGTCTTGTTCTTTGGCTTTTGTTTTCGCGTGTTGAGGGAAGTCATCCCTCGGATCAAATGCATTGTCATTGTATTTTTTTCAATTCGATATCAGGTTCCTGACCAGCCCAAACGAGCATATAGTACTTGACCTTTTCTAAGTCAACGAGTTTTTCTTCCAGAAAATCGCATGGCCCGAATACTGATGACGTATCGATACACTCCGCTTGAAAGTCGAAATCTAGAGCTTCCGATAGAGTTAAGTTGTAGTCCTTCATAAGTATCACAAGATGCATTTCGTATTCGGTTGCTTCCGTGGTAGCCATTGAGCTATCTCCCTACTGTCTAGACTAGAATATACTGATTCTATCGGAATGTCAACTCAAAATGCCGACTGACCATAGTCTCCTAGTGTGTTTTCTATCTCTTTTGCGAATTCTGCGTATCCACCGATGTGGCGGTTGTTCCACCAGATCTGAGGAACCGTCTTTACTTCTGGATATTTTTCAAACATCTCTGTTCGATAGTCTTCAAACAGTGTGTTCTTATATTGATACTTCAAACCATATTGTTCGGCTAGCTTCTTAGCTTCTTGACACCAATGGCAGTTATCCTTTCCATATATTACGATCATTCTCCATACTTCCATTTCTTAATGTATGCTAGTTTCTGTTCTTTTGTCCAGTTCTTAAGATAGTCGTTATCCTTATCAAAAAGAGTCAAAACGTCTTCTTCAGTGAATTCTTGAACGTCGAGAACTGTCTCGCCGAGATGTTCTTGCGAGAACTCATTCACTTCGTTCATAGTGACTGAGTCAGCAGCCCAAACCGGTTCAACATGTCCATCGAGTTTTAGATCTTCAACCGGAACAACGTATCTCATTCTATACTGCGAGATAGCAGTCACGACGTAGTATTTATCAGTCATAGTTTAGTCTCCCCAATTAAATATGCCTTCAAAGAAGGACCATAGCATATGAAGTGGAAATAAGAATAGCAGCAGAAAGAAAGCTAACCAAAAGTTCTTTTCGAATGTTATTAGAAACCCTCGTATGTAGAGGATTGCAAGAAGAAGGATAATTCCTATGATCAATATTTCATTCATACTTTTCACGTATCTCTTTTAATCTATCTTGATCGACTCGATAGTCTGATACTTGACGAGCGACACTCAGTAACCAAAGAATGTCTGCCAACATTTCAGACTTATTCGTCGTCTTCATCTTCAGAGACCCATTCCTGCCCTTCGTCAATGAATCCGTCGTCGTGCATTGCTTCGAAGATGTCGTCTACCATGAAGTCTTCGCCCTCAATCAACATCATACACCACTTTGCGTATTCCTTCTTAGTAGCCATATCTATCCTCTTAAGAAAAGTTGTAATAAACTGTTAGTATTAGTTAAGATTGCTAAGTCCGTACACATCATATTTATCTACTTCGATGACCGGAACTATAAATTCTTCCATGGCCCGAGATTTACATCCCGAGCCACAGGGCAGTTTGATCCCAGCGAGTGTTGGTGCTGATGCTCTTACGGACGTGTTCCAACATCAAGTCACGGATGTTATGGCCATCCAACATACGGAAGATGAACGGAGCGTCTGCCTTGTCTTCCAGCTTCGGAATGTACTCAAGAGCGACGCGCTTACGGTCGTTGTCGTACAATTGATTTACAACATCACGATCCGCAAGAAGTTGGTCTTCTTTTACTTTGAACGCATTCCAGAAACGAATTTCAAAGTTACGAACACGGTTAGCCTGAACAACAGGCAACATCGGCATCACGTCGTCAACTTCTTCGTTAACGATTAGATCCACAATGTTACGATCAAACGTGATACGTTCCATAGTCTTGTGGATACGGACGTACCAATCGTTCTTCACCTTCAGCATATGGCCATCAGCGAAACGGATGATGTCACCTTCGCGGCCTTCAGACTCGCGCTGACGAGCAACGTAGTCTCCCATGGTACCTTCGATAGAACCATAGGTACGAACACGATTAAACGGACACGAGGTATCCATCACATACGCGCCGGTAGCGTTGTCACGAGTACCTAGATACACGAGGTCTGCTTCGTCGTAAGCAAGAACGATCTGGTTGAACGGGCTTACCCACTCGAAGATCGGAGTTACAGAGTCATATACGCACTGACGCAGCCACTCCTTCATAGAAGGGTCACAAGCAGCAAGCCAAGTTTCAGCCTGCATAGCCACGTCAGTCACACCCATCTTGGTAGCGAGACGAAGATAACCATCCACAAGGATAGGACGGATCATAGAACCATCCATCTTTTCCATGATCACGTGCGGCTGAGACATATCAACCACATGAGTCTGAGTCTCTTCACGCTCGTTCACGTTGAAGAACTTGTGCAAAGGGCGGCTCATGAGGTTGCCATCACGATCAAAGATAAGACCGCGGCACTCGCGGCGGATCGCACCAGTCAAGTCATCAGAGCCGGACATGTTGAAAGTATCAGCCATCGCAACGACGTAGTTGATAACAGTATAGCCTTCGCGCTCTGCTACAACAAACTCGTCACGTCCTTCGATGTGAGGAAGAACGTCTGATATATGGCGGATCACAGGAAATTGATATCGCATCTTATTCAAATTCTACATCTTCGAAGATTTCGTTGAAGGTGATCTCGTTGTACTCACCCCGGCCAGTCATGCCGAGTTCCCACATACGAGCCATCATCTTTGCGTCGTGTTCGGTCTTGATGTACATAGTAGTCTCAAGATCACCGTGCAGCATACCTACTTCACTGCGGAAGAAGTCAATCACGTACATGGTTTTGGTATACGAGCTGTCGAAGTCGCCGTAGCAGACATCAACTTCAACTTCTTCAGGGGTTACGATCGCGATAGCCATGTTGTTCTCCGTTCTTTACAGATATAGAATATACTGATTCTAAACGAATGTAAATAGAAAACTTACCTTCTAACAACTTTTTTCTCTTCGTGGTATCCCCATGAAGACGATGGCTTTTGCTTTAGTTGTTCTAGGATTTTTGATAGAGTCTCTCTATCTCTATAGGAACCGGTTCTTCGTATGATATCTTCGAGTTCTTGGATCAATGACACGGATACAACTCCTTCCTATAAAAGAGTTATTTATCGCTATCGTTCCAGAACGGATGATCTAGGATATAGTCAGCCGAAAGAATGAATAGCTCTTCTTCCCCGTCACCTTTTGTATACATACGAAACACGATGCTCCTGTCTTCTGGTTTTGGTTTCTCGATGCGAACCACCATCTTATTCTTAAGAGATGGCTTCACCGAGTGCACGAACAATGTTGAATTTACAAGATCTTCAATCGACGCGTCAACAAATTCTACCAATCTTTGATTCCATACTTCTCGTCGATTGGAAGGACTACAGTCTCACAACTCACGGTGAACTCATTTGTAGGAAACAGAGACGCTACAGACTCATCGAGTTTTGAAGGATCCGAATACGTTTGTTCTAGATCCGTCAGCATCATCGTCTTAAGAACTTCACAATCGTTTTGATTCTGTCCTTCGTAACCGAGTTGTACGACAACGGCTCCTGCATACCAGAGTGTAGCCCAATAAGTCATTTATGTTTCCTTTACTTCTTTGGAGAAAATGGTCTTGCTGCGAGACATGATTGGATCTCACTAGTCAGTTCACGAATCCTTGGCCAAACAGTCGTGTCGTTATTAAGAACGAGCTGCTTCATAAGAGCAGCTCGTTCGCGGCGTAGGTCTCCAAACTTAGTTCCGATCCAGAGACCATTCGCAACTTCGTAGTTCTTTTCGTCCATCATTATACATATGCCTTCAAAAGAGCGCCGTGCATGTTATAGAATTCGATTCTATCGAAACCTTCGTCTGCAGTCGGAAGAACAAAGCTTTCCATCATGTTTGCGACGACTTCGTTAGGAATGTTCTTGCCAGGGCGGTTCTGAAGACGATGCATCCAATCCTTTTGGTCGCTGATATGCCCAGCTTCAG